GCACGTGCTCAAGGAACTCATAGAGTTCGTAAATGTCCGGTATGAACGTGAGATGTCAGAACACCCAGTAGCTCTCACGATACTGAGTGTAACACAGGAATAAAGATAAAACAGCCTTGGTGTTATGGGGCTGAGTGGGAGTGTCTATCGACATTACGCTTATCAAAAGTTTAATGCGGATCACGCGACGGCGTGTCGCTAACGTTGTTAGCTAGGTTTTAACGTGCCTTACCACGTTATGACTTAGTCATAATCTTCACGAGCTAGTGGAGGGAACCCACACCATACGCCGAAGGTACAATCATCAGCTCCTGCTCTTAAGAACTGAGTTGTGGTTTCAACTTGGTGGAATACGTCAAATCTAGCCGTGGAAGTGCCATGCTCACCAACTGGTTTGGTGTAAGTCGACACTAAGTAGTTCGAATATCCTGACAAAGTCTGGGTTCCGAAATACTGAGGGATGGTAACAACCATACCCCAAGTATTCTTCAATAAGGATGCACACGAGTTAGAGTAAACTCTAAACAAAGACGACCAAGACGTCGCAAACGTCGAATGCGTCGCTGGTGTCGTGATGTTTCCTTGTATACCATTTGTGAGCACTCCTATAACAGGGGCCTCAGATGGAACCTCATCTAATATGGCAATACGCACTCCACCTCTTCTAAGAGCATACATGAACGAGAAAAGATTGTAATAATCTCTTGGCGTTCCCATAGTGAATGTGCTTGGCGTTGCTGTGCCATTATTAGTCATTGCTGATGCAATGAAAGGGAACAAACCTGATCTAACATTGGCTGGGGTTGAGTTTCTAGTGTAAAAACCAAACCTTCTGCACATTGCTCTTAGATTAGATATTTTCTCACCAATACACGAGGATTCGTTTTCAATAGGTGACTGATTTATTTTCGTATTACCTATAGTGCCCGTGTCAAAATTACCAGAAACTTCTATGTCTCCCATTTGGGTACTTAAAGTTGTAGGCGCAATTGGGCAGATTACACATGGATTGGGACATGCCAATTCAAAGTCCTCTGACCCTTTAACTTCTACCATAACCTTAACGGTTGAAGACACAGTAGATGGGGCTTTTAGCGGATTCAAAACCACTATTTTAATTCTGGCAAACGGTGTGCCATCAGTGTTAACCGACCCTCTCCACGTTGAACTAGTCTTCTTCCAGGGTGTCACCGAGATAAAAGGAACAGCTATCTCGAACTCATTACAAGTTCTTGTATCAATAACGGTTCTGCTAAGATACGATTCGGAAGTAGAGTTGAACGTAGTGGTGGCGTTAGCTGAAGCGTCGTATGGTGCTATCAAGACCAACAATCTACCTGAGTGAAACTCTGTTTTCACAAACTTGAATTTATAGGTCACGCCGCCTCTATAATAGGCAAACATAGTCGTTAACCCAGTTATAGGCGCCACGACAACGTTGCTGTTTATACCCGCTGAGTCCGTTATCTGCTGGTAATATGATGAAGGATCGACAAGTTCATCGTACAAGACGGCACCAACAGCGTCACTAGTGGTCCAAGTTAGTTTTTCGTCGTAACAATATATTGATTTGATAAAGTCGATCGACATTTCGTCAATAGAAGTGCCGAAGTAACCTGGGTGTTGATCAACATGATTCTCAACTGAGTGCGCTACCACAGAATTTGCTAATGCGCAATCCGCATTAAACAAACCTTGATAGTAACCTAAAGTTCTATAATCAGGTGACGCCATAATGTTAGGTTTACTAAATCCAACATATGACGCAGCGCCTGCTATATAATTCGCCACCCAAGACACTGTATCAAACACAGCACCTGTCAACTTCTTAGCATTGCTAGCTGTGTTAGACACACTCTTAGCAACGCTAGATATAGGACCATTTCCAAAACTTTCGCTAACTGTAATATCACCCATCTGAGTCTGTAAGCCGTTAGCAAACAGCTCAACATCCTCAAAATGAACAAATATATCGTATCCTGCTGTAGTCCCTGATGTGGGCACAATAGCATCGTACGTATACAGTGAAACGAAGCCTGGATCACCATAGGTAGGCCCTACACCCCCCGTCAAATAATTTCGAACTGGCCAGGCTAGCGTATGAGAAACGTAGGGAACTCTAAGAACGACCTGAGTGTCCTTATTGACATCTATATCAACTCTTGGTAACTGGGTCACAGTTTTTAAACTGTAAAGCTTCATGGTTCTCCAAGGATCTGATGGTCCAGTTCCTGCTGTCATAGCATAACTTCCTCCTCCTGTAGGCACCCAAGCTAATATATACCGACCTTGATCAAACCTGGTGGCATTAATCATAATGGTATACACAGCTGTTCCCTTAAACGCAAAAACTCCATCCAATTTTCTAAGATACATGTTGGTGCTATATAATGGTGCTAGCACACTCCACGTATCCACTTGACCAGCATCAGTAGTGGAAAAATTACCCGATCTCCATCTCACTGGTTTTGCAAAGAAATCCTTAATAGATTGTCTAGTGCCGTCAGAAACTGTTGACACTAACTGCTTCATCAATGGCGCAGTGCTGGAGTACGCATACTCGCGTTGTCCCGCATTTATCACATTTGAGACATTGTCACCCAATAACTCAGTGTGAGTTTCTAGCTTTTGGGACACCTCTCCAGCTGTACCCTGTTGATCGATAGCGTTCATTTGGGTAAAAATAATATGTTCTTTTAGTTTAGCAGAGTCATGGTTCTCAAAGAGTAAAGAACCACGTCTGATCGTCTTAATTGCGTTGCTTGTAATTTTCATGGTTTATTTTAAAATTGCCAGTTTCGGTGATAGCGACACACATATTTTTGTATTTTATTTTTAAATTGTTTTTGTATTTTAGTTATTTTATATTTAAAAGAATAAAGGAAAATAAAATTGAAATAAAAATTAAAAGAATAAAATAAAGCGAAGCGGGATGTGGAAGACACTAATAGTAGTAGTCCAGATTAATAGCATATTCAAGTGCTATTTTCCAGCTAGATACGTTAGGCACAAAATCCACATTGACATCCGCTTTAATTACCTCGTCGAAAAATTCATCGAAGGCTTTAGGGCCATGTAATGCCATCTCCCATAGAGAGGTATTGACATTAGTCTTCGTAATAGTCATAAATCCTTTCTCTTTAGTCCAGTAAGGTGTTTCTCTGATCACTCGTTTGTCTAGAGGTGCTACATATCTATTAGCAAGTGGTTCGAATCTAAAACTCCTTTTTAAGAAGTTAACTTGCGTTATATCTCGACGAAATAAGTCTGCTGCCCCCTTGTGTTCAGGGGTGTAAGTTAGACCCAATTCAGCCATAAACACACCAAGTTTGTCTTCACTAAAGACGTCAATGTACTCTGGCGATGTTGAGTATACACTATCGTCGCCTAGAGCACACAGATAAACGTGGTCTTGAAAGTTAGAAAGTTCTACGAGACTATTGCCTGTTGCTCTAAAGAAGCAATACCTATACGCTATACCATTATACATAGTATTGATGATTGACGTCAAAGCATGCCCACTAGGTAGGCTAGATACCCACGTATAAACAAATCGTTTAGGACTTATGTGAACCGAGTTATAAACGTCAGCCCACAGTACTTCACGCACCAACTTATTGGTAGGACCGTCGTCGTACCATCTGTTGATGATGCGCAGTATCTCCATGTGTACTTCAACTTTTTCAGAGCCATCGTAAGCGCTATAATCACCTGCTCCTATATTTTTCTGTGAACTGTCCCCAAATTTAAGTAGTTGGCGTGCTAGAACATCCCACTCCTCGCCAAAAGGGTTAGCTCCTATAGCTGAGCCGTTGAATATTCTATTTTTCTTGTACCATGAGGTAAAAGCTCCAAAATACATTCTAACTAATATAAGATAGTCTAAGGGACCAGAACTAAACATTCTGGTTTTTCCTTTTTCAACTTTCTCTATAACGTCCTTAGCATCCTTCAAACAGTCCACAAAGAGATATTCTGTGCGTATACCTTTTCGTGCATCTGATTCTTGACTTAGAACAGCCTTTTTGAGCTCCTCTACCCTTTCATTATCCATGTCATATTCGTCTCCTGTACCAAACCAGTAAGTTTTTCCGGGACACTTTCTAATAGCTGGATCAGTTATGTATGGGTAACCTGGGCTAGTTCCTCGTGGAATAGCTAAATAATCTTCATCACCTTCTATACCAACGACTGCTTCTTCGAACGTGAGCACTTTTTTCTCAACATTCTTAGAAGATGATCTTAGTATATCCAAATAATATGAGTCAGCAACGAGCTTGATTAATTCGCTATCTATGAGAATATTCTGCGTGCAATACTTTGCCAAGCACAACTCCATAGGGTCTATAATTTCACCCTCTGTGTTTTTAAATGGCACCATATGCGCTGGTTTCATAGTTGCAGCGCCCCAACCTCCATAAAACGGACTTTTGACAAGCTTAGATTTGCCATTAGTTGCTACCACTATTTCCGTATCATAAAGTCTGTCAAATTGGCCGTTAGAGAATGTCGCATTCGACTGGAGTCTAACAGTCTGGTCTTTCATAAGAATGACTGGAGAATTAAAATCAACTAGGGCTGATATTATATCCTCCTTAAATATTGCTGTAGAATAACCTACACCAATTGAGGGTGCTCCTGCATAGTGAATACCAAATAACTTGGCTGTCGCTGCAAATTTGTTAAAGAAGAACAAAGGTGTACCACAATCACCTGGCTCAGTGAAAGCGTGGTACTCATAGGCCACGTCAACATACGTCTCGCCTGTTTTGCTATCCTTGCTAGCCGCAACGATATTCTTTGACAATTTGCATGTTACCATATTTTTAAAATAAGCGTTTCCGTCGTAACCATAAAGGTAACCTTCTTTATCCCTCACTTTAGCAGCATCTTCTCTCGTTCCTAGAAACCTCGTAATATCTTTAAACCTACGCATGCCTGTTGGGACCTTGCATAGAATAATATCTTGAGAAGACAATCTAGTATTCTCAAATATACTGTCAGTAGCAATGAAGTCACCTACCGTAGTAAAAAACTCCAAACTTCCTTCAGCAGATGATCCTTGCTTGAAGAATTTTATAGGTGCTCTAGTAAATGAAGAGTTGCTTTCCACACTCTGTCGTAAAAATTGAACGAAGTGCCTATTGCAAATTGCTATATTATCTCGTATAACAGTTATGCA